AGCTTGTAGTTGTGTTTAGAGACAACACTTGGTGGGAATACCGAAACGTGCCTACTCATTTGTGGGAAGGCTTAAAAGCCAGCGGATCTACCGGTAAGTATCTAAGAACCTCTGGTCTTGATCAGTGGCCGGATATGGGCCCAGCAAATATGGATGAGTTCTCATCAGGAGCAAAAGAAAAGATTAGCCAAACAGCCCTAATTAGTAGCAAACTAGGTAAGCCTCTTCCAGAGGACTTTAACATTAGACACTTCACAGCAAAGGAACTATTTAACGAAATCTTATGAAAACATACGGTCAACTATACGTCGGAAAACTTGAGTACTACCACCGCAAGCCTTTACCAATTGTTGCGATTGGATGGACCCAGGAAACGGATCACCCCTACCGTAAAGGCACTTGTTTAGTATTTAGGTTGCCTTTTACTAAGCCAGGGTTTTATATGGGTAAGTGGATCATTGGATCTGAGTTGCCATTTGAAGCAGATAATGCAATAGACTCCCGCCTATCGGATGCTATGAAGGTCCGCAATGTTTGGAAGCCGGAGGATGGCAGTTATGAAGAAGCTTTTTTCAAAGAGTAACAAAGACTGGGATAAACCATTCTCAGAAAAAGTAGCAAAACGGGTATCTCGAATCCCTACTGCTGAGCTAGAAATGTGGCTAGAGCAATCTATTTATGAGGTTGGTCGATGCCTTTCTGGTTACACAAAAAGTCGGGAAATGGTTTACCTACAAGAAGCTAGGACTGGTGCAGAAGCTTTACATGCAGTTGTAGAAGAGCTGTACAAAAGGAACGCTAAGCCGTAAGTAGATTTGTCGACTTTATGATAAACTAGGTCTTGCCTCTCTCTTCCTCTCCCCGTGTGGTGGCAGCAAAGGGCCCTGGGTTTAATAGCCCAGGCTTTTTGTTTTTAACTAGACTTAAGGTTAATATGGAAAACAACATTGTTTTAGAAGATGATGACGAAGAGTTCTTCCCGGTAGACGCGGAGGAAGAAGATCTTGCGCCCGAAGAAGAGTTTGAAGAACTTGATGAATTATCTAGGGAGTTTGTTAAAAAAATAACTGACAGAACTGTTCAGTTTATGACAGCTCTTGTTGGTCATGAGTTACACCCATACCAAATGCCGTTAGCTCGTCGCATCATTGAATCTGTAATTATTAATGACGGTGAAGAAATTACTGCGCTTGCAGCACGTCAGTCAGGTAAATCAGAAACTATTGCTAACACTGTAGCTACACTTATGGTTTTACTTCCAAGGCTTGCAAAGATGTACCCGGATCTTCTTGGTAAGTTTAAAGATGGAATTTGGATCGGTATGTTTGCTCCTGTTGAAGGTCAGGTAGAAACTTTATTTGGTCGTACAGTAAATCGCCTTACATCAGAGCGAGCTCTTGAAATTCTTGGTGATCCAGAGATTGATGATTCTCTTGGAAAAGTTCCGGGTGTAACACGGCAAATTAAACTTAAAAACTCAGGTAGCAGTCTTATGATGATGACAGCTAACCCTAGAGCTAAAATTGAATCTAAGTCTTTTCATTTAATTGTTATTGACGAGTGCCAGGAGGCGGACGACTTTGTTGTATCAAAATCTATTAGCCCTATGCTTGCTTACTACTCAGGAACTATGGTTAAGACAGGCACTCCAACTACAAGTAAAAACAATTTTTACCGTTCTATCCAATTAAACAAAAGACGGCAAACTGGCAGAACTTCACGTCAAAACCACTTTGAGTGGGATTGGCGAGACGTAGCTAAGGTAAATGTTAACTACGGCAAGTTTATTAAAAAAGAGATGCTTCGTATTGGGGAGGACTCTGATGAGTTCCAGATGTCGTACTCATGCAAATGGTTGCTGGAGCGAGGAATGTTCGTTACATCAGCTATTATGGACGAGCTCGGTGACACCTCGCAAGAAACTGTTAAAGCTTGGCACAGAACACCAGTCGTTGTGGGAATTGACCCTGCAAGAAAGCTTGACTCCACAGTAGTTACAGTTGTCTGGGTAGATTGGGATCGCCCAGATGAGTTTGGTTATTACGACCACCGCGTACTTAACTGGTTAGAGATTCAAGGCGACGACTGGGAAGATCAGTACTTCCAGATTGTTAACTTCTTAAATAACTATGACGTATTAGCTGTTGGTATTGACGCTAATGGTGTTGGAGACGCGGTAGCTCAAAGAATGAAACTTCTTCTACCAAGAGCTGAAGTTCATTCAATAGGCAGCAGCCAACCTGAGCAATCAAAGCGTTGGAAGCACCTAAAAGCTTTAATTGATCGACGTATGGTTGGGTGGCCAGCTCACGCAAAAACCCGTCGCCTTAGAACCTGGAAAAGGTTCTATCAACAAATGACAGACTTAGAAACAAAGTTCCAAGGCCCTAACTTCTTAGCTCATGCCCCAGAGGAAGCCCATGCTCATGACGATTACGCCGACTCTTTGGCTATTGCTTGCGCCCTAACCATGGATCTGACAATGCCGCAGGTAGAAGTCTCCTCATCCCCATTTTTTAGATAATTTACACTTTAGCCTGTTTATATCTCTTAAAAGTAGGACACTTTTACCGAGGTCCTCAACCGACATTTAGGAGTCATTAATGACAATTGCACCAGATCCAAAGTTCCCTGAAAAAGTAGGAGCTGTATACGACCGCAAGATGGCAGGCGCTGTCCCAGGACAACGCGGACCACTTCGTTTCGAAGAAGGCATTGCAACAGACACAGACGTACCAGCTCAGTTTACAAACGGAGCAATGCAGGGATACATGCCTGCACCAGGTCGCGCTAATCGCAATGCACCTGTTTGGCAGAAGACAGCTGAAGAAACAATGCGTGAACGCGCACACGTTGGTTCAGCTGCATGGGTAGAAGCACCACAGAACTTGACAGACTTTGCTGCTGGAGGTTTTGCTGATCACGGCGACAATCGTTTCGAAGAAGTTATTCGCAACGGCGCTCGTCAGAGTGCTATGAACCCTGCTGTAGTCCAGGACTAATTAAATAAAGTTTCTCGTCCCCCGTTTCTACGGCGAATACGTGGCGGGGGCGAGAACTTCTTTATAAGGATTAAAAATGCTGATTAGAGGTCAAGAAGTAAAAGAGGGTCCAAAGCAGTTACCTGCCAACCCTAAGCTTTACAACATGGTTAGAACCCAAGCAAAAACTCGTTTTTCAAAACAATCTCCTGCATCTGCTCACTGGATACACGCAAAGTATGTTCAGATGGGTGGAAAGTTTGTAGACTCAAAGAAAGACATTGATCCTCGATTCAGAGACTACGTAGAAGAAGAAAAAGAGAAAAAAGAAAAGGCAATGAAGAAAAAGGTTACCAAGCCAGTTGGCAAGGGAACCATTGCCGGTGAATCTTTCCGACGCCACTTTTAGCGGTTTGTCGACATTTGTGTTAGTCTATACGTATTAGAAGTAGAAGGGTGTTTTGGTGAGCGGTAGCGGTATTGATTTCTCCCCTCCCAGTTATAGGGCAGCCTCTTCTGATTTAACAATCTCCATCTTACCGACTTTGTACTTAACTTTACTTTTGGTAAAGGCGTTAATTTTAGATCCCCAAAAGAAACAGAAGCTATTGTCCCAGACCTACTAGAGCGTGTGTGGGAAGTAGATAACAACAAAGCCACAGTATTGTGGGAAATCGGACAACAAGGCGGTGTATCAGGTGATTGCTTTATTAAAGTTGCTTATGAAGAAGCGTGGACTGATCCCTCTGGCCTTATCCACCCTGGCCGTGTGCGTATTCTTCCTCTTAACTCATCTTTCGCTTTTCCAGAGTTTCATCCTCATGACCGCGAGCGCCTTATTCGTTTTAAGCTCAAGTATCGTTTCTGGGGCACTTCGCTTGAAGGAACGCGTCAAGTATTTACTTACACAGAAATCTTAACTGACGATGTTATTGAAGAGTACATCAACGACGAACTTATTGACTCTCGCCCGAACCCGCTCGGGACAATTCCTATTGTTCACATTCCAAATGTGCGTATTAGTGGCAGCCCTTGGGGTCTTTCTGATTGCAATGATATTATCAATATTAACCGCACTTACAACGAGACCGCTACGGATGTTGCTGACATTGTTAACTATCACGCAGCGCCGGTCACAATCATCATCGGTGCAAAGGCTTCTCAACTTGAGAAAGGCGCTAATAAAGTCTGGGGAGGACTACCAAAAGACGCAAAGGTAGAAAACCTAGAAGGCGGATCTCAAGGTCTTAAGGGAGCTATGGAGTTCTTGGCTTTAATCAAGAAGTCTATGCACGAAATGATTGGTGTTCCAGAGACAGCTCTTGGCCAAGCGCAGCCAATTTCAAACACATCTGGCGTGGCATTATCTATTCAGTTCCAGCCTTTGATGAATCGCTACCACCAAAAGATCATTCAATATGCTCATGGATTAGAGCGAGTAAATGAACTAATTTTAAGAAGCCTTGCAATTAAAGAGCCAGAAACTTTTGTTTGGAAAGCGGAAGTAAATACCCCTATTAAACCTGGTCAGTTAGACAAGTTAGATCCACAAGATCCTATTACGTACCAATCTTATGTTCACTTCCCACAGCCTCTCCCACTAGATAAGTTGATTGCTTTGAACGAAGTTCAATCACTTTTGTCATTGGGATTAGAGTCTAAAGAGGGAGCTTTACGCACATTAGGTGAAGAGTTCCCAGCTGAAAAGCTACAAGAAATTCGCCAAGAACTTCGTGACGATGCTGTATCTGACGGAGCATTAAAGCTACTTCAGACACAGATTGAACAAGAGATTATGCAGCTCACTGGCGGAATGGCCGGTCAACCAGGCGCAGACATGACTGCCGGTGGTGGAGCTATGACCGCAGGTGGCGGCGGAGCTCTACAAGCTGCTGGAGTACCACCACTTATGGATGGGGCAGATATGCAAGCCCAGCAAGGTGAAGCGGCACTCCGCACATCCCTTGTAACAGAAGCTTACGGAACCGCACTACCTCGTAGACGACCTCCGGAAGAGTACGAAAAATAAACCTACTTAGGCAGACAATTTCGTACTGAATAGAGAAAATACATAGTAATAAACGTTAGGTCACATGTGCTACGCCCGTAAGGGCATTCGGAAAACGACCCCTAGGATACAGAAGGATGTAAGCATGGAAAATGCAGAAACAATGGCAGTTGCTTTT